TGACCCTGTGGATGATATTATCAGGAGAGTGCTGGGGCGTCGTGCCAGGCCGGCATATGTGGTGATGGGCGAATGTGATGGTTATGGGAAGAGGAGGGTGAGGGAGAGAGCCAAGTATCTGGGAATAAAGGCATATCGTCGTGGTTTTGGCGGGCCAGTCATGTGGGAATTGCCATGAGTCGACTTGATCCTAAGCTGGTGCGAGCGGTTATATGGTATGGGGCCATGAAGCTGGGGTTGGGCGAACTTCAGGTGAGACTGAAGATAAAACAAGGCCACAAGCTGCTACTGTGGTATGAGACAGGTGAGGTGTCTCACTTGATGCAGCGTCGTTTCAAGAGGCTCAGCAGAGAGCTTGGAATGACTCGTGTGAGGAAGAGGTTCTCGAACGTGGAGGCGTGGGATGAAGATTATGATGGCTCGCCGAGGACACGGAGAAGATCTGGTGAGGGAGTTGGAAGGTCGAGGCTGCGAGGCCCTTCCCGCAAAGATAAAAAGCGTGGTCAGGGTGTCAAGAAAGAGTCGAGTGAGGAAAGATGTGTGGGTGATTAGCGGGATGGTGTTTTGCGACACTGACGATTTGAGAGGGCTGGTGTGGCTGAAAGGTTGCTGGGTGCATGACGGGAAGTATGTCGAGGTGTCGCGCGATGACGTAGTTAGATTTTTGCGGCCTCAATCTTGGAGGTGTGGCGAGCAAGTGATTGTCACGACAGGGTTTTTAAGAGGGCAAAAAATTCGTATAAAGGCCCAGACCGAAAATGGGATCGATGCAGTTGTTGAATGGGCTAATGGCTTAGAGACGCCGGTGGAGCTCGACTGGTTGACACCCGATGGCGATTTGAGTATAAAATAGCCCATCGCCGATCCCAGGCGAGTCGTGATGACTGAGGCCGGGGCGATGCAACCAACGAGACTGCTACGCTATGGCCAGGATCAGAGCGCGGGCCGGGATTGGCCAGCGTGTCTACAAAGACCCGATGGACCTGTGGGAAGATGCCAAGGACTATTTCACTTGGTGCGAGAAGAACCCCCACAAAGAGGTCAAGCTGTGTGCCAGACGTTCCGGCCGTCCCTATCGTGAGACGCTGGAGCATCCTCGCGCGTTCACGGCTGCGGGCCTAGCGGCATTTTGCGGGTTCAGCAGCAGTCAATTCAAGAAGTGGCTCAGTGATGAGGACTGCCTGTGCCACGAGGTGGCCGTGAAGATCCAAGACATCATGTATGAGCAGAAATTCACGAATGCTGCTGTGGGGTTGATGAACGCCGGCCTCGTGTCGAGAGACCTGGGCCTTGCGGATAAACGAGAGGTGGAAGGGGGCGGCAATCTCGTGCTGCAACTGAGCGGCGATGAGCGAGACCTCTGACCTCACCCCCAAGCAGCGCGAGCTGGTGCATGTGGCTGCGAGCAGTGCGCGTCATGTGCTGGCGTATGGGGGCAGTCGTAGCGGCAAGACGTTTGGGTTTTGCTATTGCGTTGCCACGCGTGCCATTAAGGCCCCGTCATCCCGGCACTTGATTTGTCGGCTGCAGAACATCGATGTTCGTCAGTCGGTGCTCATGGACACGTGGCCGACGATGATGCGCAAGCGTTATCCCGGCGTGAAGTGGACGCCTCACTTGTCTGACCAGTATGTGACGTTCGATCACAACGGGGCCGAGGTCTGGTTTGGGGGGCTGGACGACAAGGAGCGTGTGGAGAAGATCTTGGGCAAGGAGTATGCCACGATCTATCCCAACGAGACGTCTCAGATTGTTTATGAGACCATATTGACGCTCCGCACTCGACTTGCGCAGAAGGTGCTGCAGGCAGATGGGCGGGGGCTGCCGCTCAAGATGTACTATGACCTCAATCCTGTAGGGCGCGGTCATTGGACGTACAAGGAGTTTGTGCAGCAGGTGAGGCCGGACAATGGGCAGCCGATCAGCGGGCGTGCTCATGTGGTGCTTAACCCGCAGGACAATGCGGCGAATTTGCCCGGAGAATATCTGGAGGAGTTGTCGTCGCTCCCTGAGCGTCACAGGCAGCGCTTCTATGAGGGCAAGTACCTGACTGAGGTGCCTGGCACGCTGTGGCCTGTGGCTACGATTGATAAGGGCCGCGTCAGTCACGCTCCGGCCTTGCGTCGCATCGTGATAGCGATTGATCCGAGTGGCGGCGACGGGACGGGCAATGACAGCCAGGGCATTGTGGCTGCGGGGATGGGCGAGGATGGGCGCGCATACGTGCTGCGTGACGCGAGTGTCAAGCTGTCCCCCGCAGGGTGGGCGCGTGTGGCTGGGACGTTGTATGACGAGCTCGCCGCTGATGCCATCGTGGCTGAGGTGAATTATGGTGGCGCGATGGTGGAGCACACCCTCAGGAGTGGGGCTCCAAATGCTCGCGTCGTCGTGCGCAACGCATCGCGTGGGAAGCACATTCGAGCAGAGCCCGTGTCTGCGCTATACGAGCAGGGCAAGGTGTCTCATGTCGGGAGGTTCCCAGAGCTCGAAGACCAGATGGCCATGTTCACCACGGATGGCTATACGGGCGGGGACTCGCCGGATCGCGTAGATGCGTTGGTGTGGGCGATTGATGAGCTGATGCTCGCTCCGCAGAGGCCTAAGGCGCAAAGCCGCCGATTTGGATGGGGTTGATTATGGCTAATCCTTCAACGCCGTCGAGCGCCTATGAGCGGATGCTCCCGGTGTGGCGTCTCATTGATGACGTGCTGGCAGGCGGTGCGCGTGTGCGATCGCGTGGGGTGACGTACCTGCCTCGGTATGACGCGGAGAGCGATGTCGAGTACAGTCGTCGTCTGGCGTCGAGCCCGTGGCGGCCGGAATTCAAAGCGGCGCTGAAGAACCTGTCGTCCAAGCCATTCTCGCAAGATGTGCAGGTAGGTCCGAACACGCCGGACATCATCGCAGGCGTGATGGACGATGCGACTAAGCGTCGTCGTGGAGGGCTGGTCGATAACATTGACACCAAAGGCAATAGCCTGACGGCTTTCTCACGGCTGTTTTTCCACGGGGCCATCGCCAAGGGTATGCGCGGCATCCTCGTCGATCATCCGGTGGTCAACGGGGTGATGACCGTGGCGGATGTGAGGTCGCGCAACCTGCGTCCGTACTGGGTGGATGTGAGGGCGGAGGACATCATCGCTCTCTATTCTGTCTATATGGACGGGGTGGAGACGATCGCTCACCTGCGCATCAAGGAGTGTTTCGTCCAGCGAGATGGGTATGCGGAGACGTTCGTGTCTCGCATTCGCGAGTTTGATCGGCCGATGATCCAACGCGATGACGGATCCTGGACCCTGGGCCCTACGGTGTGGCGGTTGTTTGAGAGCCGAGGGGCTGGGTGGGAGATGATCGGCGAAGGGATGGTCAATCGCAACGGCAACTATGACATCCCCTTCGTCGTCTTTTGGACGGGCGAGCGATTGCCCGACAATGAGGTGCAGCCTCCGCTCATCGACTTGGCGGATATGCAGATTGAGCTGTATCGGTCGATGTCTCGGAAGGATGAGATATTGACTTATGCGGGATCGCCGATGCTGGCTGCTGTGGGCATTGCTGCGCCGGATGGTGACGAGGTTGTGAGAGTGGGACCGAAGACCATTCTCTACGCGCCGCCATCGGCCACAGGGGGTCAGACGGGGTGGGAGTATGTGACGCCCGACGCGGCTTGGGGCACGGAGGTGCGGAACGACATCGAAAGCATTATTCAGGACATGAAGCGCTTGGGAATGCAGCCTCTCACTCCGAAGTCTGGCAACGTGACGGCCACTGCCACCAGCGTTGAGTCATCGATGGCTCATTCTCAGGTGCAGTCTTGGGCGGGCGGACTCAAGGACGTGATCGAGCAGGCCATGGTGTACACGACGCAATGGCTCAACATCGCGGACACGGTGACGGTGAGCGTCAACACTGACTTTGCCGTCGAGCCTTATGCACAGGCTCCGCTGGACGCGCTGGACAAAGGTCGTCAGCGTCGTGACATCAGTCGTGGGACTTATTGGCGGGGGCTGCAGCGCTTCGACGTGCTGCCCGAGGACTTCGATCCGGAGGAGGAGGAAGCAGCCCTCGCCGACGAAGAAGCAGAGGTGGTGCCCGCTGTTGATCCCACAACGGGTGACTTGATCGAGGTCCAAGATGAAATCATTGGTTGAGGGTCCTAAGCTGGACGTTATCGTGGGCTGCATCAGCCTGGTGAAATGGGTGCCTGGACACTTCGCTGAGGCGGGAGTGTATCATGGTGGAACTCTGATGCGCATGGCCCTCGAAGCACCGGAACGTCTGGTGTATGGCTTTGACACGTTCGCCGGAATGCCTGGCGAGATGGATCACGACGATGAGCCCCACGGTGTGGGTGATTTCGGTGACGTGGACGTGGTGTCAATGATGGAGGTCTTGAGCGCGGAGCCCAATGTGACTCTGCGCCAGGGCATTTTCCCACAGTCAGCGTCGGGGTTGGAGGGTGAGCGATTTGCCCTCGTCCACCTCGACTTTGACTGGTATTCGTCGACTGCCGCAGCGATCGAGTGGTTCTTGCCTCGCATGAGTCGCGGCGGGGTGATGATATTCGACGACTACGACTGGCCGCACACCCCGGGCGTGAGACGCGCCATCGAGGAGGCGGGCATTGACGTGTATGAGACTGCGCCATGTCAGGTCATTCACTGGGTGAGGTGATGAGGACTTGCATCATCCTCGGCGGGGCATCATGCGTGTGGGATGACGCCAAGGCCGCATCATTCGACCCGGATGTGGTCATCGCCATCAATGATATCGGGACCGTGTGGCCCCAGGTTGATTACTGGGTGACGTTTCATCCGGAGAAGTGGGACAGGTGGCGCGGCGAACGTGATCGCGTCAAGCTGCCGCCCGCTCGTGTGCATGTGTCGCACGCTCCGCCCGCTGATGTCGTGATGACTAAGTGGACGATGCCCGGCTCTGTGCGCAGCGGGGGGAGCGCATTGCTCGCCGTCAAGGTGGCGATGGAGTTGGCTCAATGTGATCGCATCGTGCTGGCGGGATGCCCGATTGATGGGAAGCAAAGCCACTATTTTGACAGTCAGGTGTGGCCTGACGCGGACAACTTCACCACTGCCTGGCGTGAGGCAGTAAATCACATAGGCTCATGCACGCGATCCATGAGCGGTTTCACTCGAGAGCTGCTTGGCGCACCAGACGTCAACTGGCTTGCGGGAAGCAAGGCGGGATTAAAATGAAGCTCAAGCTGGTGGTCGACAAGCTGGAAGAGGTGGCCGAGGCGTTCCGAGGCCTTTACGTCGAGAAGGACGGGAAGTTCCACCTCGACGTGGACGGCATCGAGGATACGTCCGGCCTCAAGTCTGCGCTTACCAAGGAGCGCAAGATCCGCAGCGATGCGGAGAAGGACGCCGCCAAGTGGGCGAAGCTCGGCAAGACCCCCGAAGAGATCGCTGAACTGATCGCCGCGCAGGCCGCTGACGACGAGAAGAAAGCGAAGGACG